TATATCTCGTAATTTATTAATGGCTGCTTTATTTGGGAGGATTTTATGATCTAGATTACCAAGGGTCCACAATCTAATATTTGAGATAGCACCATCTAAAGCTGACATATCTGCGAGTCTCATTTTTTCAAGCATTACAATGTCGTCCAAGATAGCATAAATCATGGGATTGGCCCATTGTCGCCAATCATCTTTCTTGTAGTAGAAAACACCCAACCTTTCTGGCTCAAGTGGAATGTCCTTTTGTCCATTCTTTAATGCCTTCTTTACAGTAGGTGGCAAAGTTTCTATAACATGACTAGGAATATCACCGCTTGTAAACTTATCAAAAAATGAATTCGTAGTAATTGTATAGTTCTGTAGACCCATAAACAGTGAGAGGTTTCCGTCTTTCATCTTTACCGTTAAGGGGTTAAAAAAATTGTATCTCCAGGGGATTTGATTTTGTGTAAGGTTTGGTACTTCAACTTTTATATCATTTGACAAAGCCTTCATATATTGACTTAACTGCGGGGTAACATTAGCGTAACTACGATAAACTATAACGTTTCCGCACTTATAAAGATTATTGAGAAATCTTTCAGATCTTTCTTTACCATTAATACTCTTGAACCACTGTTGATAAAATCTTTCAACGCTCTTATTTTGATGAACAATCTGAATCCCCTGACTTCCAAAGTCTCCCATTAAATCAATGATATTCCTAATAATCCCAACCTTATCGTATGCATCCATACACATTTTGATGATACGTCGTTGTTGACTTGGAACCGCTTCGTTTGGTCTAAATGCATAATAATCGTTTTTACTAAAACCTGGACGAACTGAACGATTAGGTTCAATATCAATAAAGTGACGATATGTATTTCCTTGAGTCTTGGAAACCCCCGCGTAAGAATCAACATTTTCAGAAAATGCAGAAAACGCATTTGTTTTACTGATTGAGTCATTATCGTTCCAAGTTATCATTTCTTTATCGTTCATGTTACTTTCTCTCAATTGAATTGTATTCTGATTAACTAATTATTAATACACATCTTTCATTTGTTCCGTAAACCAATTTGGTCCAGAATAATAATTTGGATTTTCGTCTTTGCTTCTGAACTCGCCACCGCTAGCAAACCCACCGTAAAATTTATATTCAGCTTGCTCTGGGGTTCTTTGTATTATCCTAGCGGCCATATTTGCCATTAGTAGTGCTGAATAACGGTCTTTACGCATTTTACTTTTCCTGCCCGTTCCAACTACCACTTCTGGTGTATCCCACCTATCTCTACCGTTTGTAGTTTGAGTCATCTGAATCATAGACAATTCATCTTTAAGTTCTTCTATTTCCATCACACAGTCTTCTAGTGTATCAAACATTCTGCTTTTTATTGAATCATCAGAGTTAGACAGTCCAATTGTAATTGAATCAAAGTAGGGAAAAATCAAAACTTTGTCCTCAAAATCTTTTCTCATACCATGATTAGCTTCAGCAAGCCAATCATACTTTGCGAATTGGCACATTTCCACTATGTGTAAACCTCTTTCTCCATCCGTGTCTTTTGGCTTGTTGTCATCTATAATGGGCCATATCGGAAGTTCGCCGCTTTTAATCTTGTCATTATCATGCAAAGATTCAGTCACAGCAACTCCACCGCCCTGAGCATCAATGGCAATATGTATACATGGGTAAAGCTTCATGAGATCTCTAATTTTTCTAGCGCAATATGAGTAAAAATCCGTTTCTGAAGAGTAACCCTTTTTAACAAGCTCTTTATGTTGAGATCTATTCGTGGTCCAACAATGAACAATTCTCCTATGGTCTGGATGAATTTCTAATACAATTATGCTAAAGTTATCTACTTCAGAAGCTGGGTCAACTCCAAATATATACTTTTTCTCTGAATTACCAATTAACGAAGCCTCAAATCTTATTAAATTTCCCTGACTATCCTTTATCTCATTTTGATCAGAAACAACGCATGACTCTATTAGGGTACGCTTGAAGAAGCCCTGTGAATCTCTGGTAAAGCAAGCACCGTATTCCATTTGATAAATGCCAGAATGAACGGTCGCTTTTGATCTAGCTACTTGGTCTGAATCCATAAAGCCCTTTGGAAGTAGCTCATACGGCATCCTTATAATTGAATACTGAGTCCAATCAAAATTATCCGGCGGTTCGTCTCCATTGAATACTTCTCTTAATTTTTGCTTATCACCACCACTCTTTATAATTGATTTCCACTTCTTCCAATACGTTGCGAAGTGATTAAAGTCATAATATGCAGTTCCCGATAAAATAATTTGATTGTCTTTTTTGTCTTCTTGTATTTCAGACTCACTTTCAATTTTAACACCAAGTTCTTCAGCTTTCTTTTGTGCGGCTAGACGCTTTACGTTTTCAACTGGATCTGCACTGACTGCGGCAAAACCCGCAACAACGTTTTCAAAAATTTCTCTGGGTATAGATGCAAATTCGTCAGCAAGAATATCATTCGCTCTTTGGCCTCTAATTTTCTGTCCATCGCCAAGTGGTAAACATGTAATAGTACTCTCGTTTAACCTTAGCACACATCTGTCTGGCGTTGTTCTAGGGCCACTGTCTCCATCGCAAATATCTCTTAATAAATGTGAATTTCTCCATATAGCTTCCATGTATTCAAAGATTACTTTAGACTGTCTAAATGCAGCACCTACAACAACAATTTTTCTGCGTGGTAAAATTAAAGCTCTTAGAACTGCATATAAAGATAGAATAAAAGACTTACCAAAACCACGACTAGCAATAAGCATTGGAAACTTACGATTCCATATCTCATTAAGCATTAATGCTTGAGATGGCAGTAAGTTTATTCCCAGTATCTGACTAGTGGCAAAAGATAGATATTCTGGCCTAGTCATAAGATATGCTAGTCTTAGATGAAAATCATCATCACTTGGCTTTATCATAGACATTGGATTAAATAGATCTGTTTCTATTTCATCCAAGCCAAGCCAAGCCTCTTCAATTTTTTTGAATTTCTTTATTGCCATTTGTCTATAATGCCATCTGCAAAACCGTGATAAATAGCTTGTTTAGGATTCATATACCAATCGCCGTCTTTTAATTTTTTGTACAAATATTTTTTTACTTTACTAGTATCATAATTTTTGTTTTTGAAGAATTCAGCATTAACACATTTACAAGCATAGATATCCATCATAATGTCGCAAAGGTATTTTTCGTAGTTATGCCAATTTTGAACATTTAAATATTGACTAGAATAACCACTAGCACCGTAATGAACCATCACGTATGAGTTTCTTGTCAGTAGCCTTTTGTTAGCGGCTTGTAGTATTATACTACTCATTGATTCAGCTTGACCATAAGAAATAATTGTAATTCTAGACCTACACATTTTGATGGCGTCATAGATTGCTATACCGTCATTCCAATCTCCGCCAATACTTTGCATGTGTATAGTTATGTCTTTACTAGAATCTTGATCTAGTGCTCTAAGATTCTTTACGAACATCGTGGACATCTTATACTCAACACCGGGATTTTCGTCATAAGAATGATGATTGTGAAGAAAAATTTCCCTTGTTAACAAACTAGCACCATGTAAGTGAAAACTGTCTAGCAAATCTGACATTATTTTTTTCTCCCTATTGTGTACATTTCGTTTATTCTTTTAAAGATACTACTCAAAACAAGGAAAGCATTATGTTTGTCTCCACAAAAAAGTACTTGAACATTATTATATAGCTGAAATTCAACTAAGCACTTTAGCATATACCTACCCGTTATCTTTACAGATGCTTTATTCTTAATCGGTATTCTGCTTTCTTTTGGGAATTTTATTAAATCCTCTGCTGAGAATTCTAAAAGTAGAAACTTGTGAGGAAATGGCTCCATTCTTTCTATCTCAGAAAGAAACTGATACTTCTTTTGCCCAAGATTTATAGCTAATTCTTCAACGCAACCTTTTCTTTCTATACAGATTTTATCTTCTAATCCCAATATTGAATAATCACCAGTATCAAGCTTTTGGTCAATCATACCAGCGCATGTATTGAATTCGCTAAAATGATAACCATCTTGTTCCCTGGTATCTTTTATGACTGTAAATGGAGGGGCTTGTTTGTATTTCATTTGATCAAGTTTGTAAAAAGAGATTCGTAATGATGTTCTTTTCCACGAATGGAATTGTGACACTTCTTACATAATGTTATTCCGTTTGATGGATGGTAACGTAAAGAGCTGGCACTGGCCCACTTTTTAATATGATGAACTTGTAAAGATGTTTTACATTTACAGTTAGGCATCATACACTTTCTCCCGTCTCTTTTTAATACATCTTTACGAAATTGCTCATATGCGGGATCGTTATAGTTTCTTTTCATAGTGCTTGTATTTTATCAAACCTTACTAATTTACGAACTTCTCTACATAAAATTCTTGCATCTATTGATGAATCCTTTTTCAATATCTGATTTACTAATCTCTCAACCAATTCATGGCATACTTCATCTGGATCACTAGCCTGTATAAAAATAATTAAAAAAGGTGAATCAAATTCTCGTAACTTATATTTTGAAATTCTCTTGAAGCAATCTGACAGATCTATTGTGACTTTAAAATTTCTCATGATCAATCATCATTTTAACTAAACTATACATATCGTACTTAGGTCGCCAGCCAAGTTTTATTTTCGCCTTTGTGGCGTCACCTAATAAGTAGTCAACTTCTGCCGGTCTGTAGAACTCTGGATCTATATACACTAGATCTTTCCAATCTGTAATTCCCACATAATTGAAAGATATGTCTAGAAAATCTTTTACGGTATGGGTCTTGCCCGTGCATATAACATAATCGTCGCCATTTTCTTGTTGCAACATTAACCACATAGCTTCTACATAGTCTCCAGCATATCCCCAATCTCTGTATGTTTCTAGATTGCCTAACCTTAATTTAGGGAAACTTTCTTGAATACCTGAAGCAAACAGTAATTCTCCATCTTTACATGTTTTTGATAAATGATTTTCTGTTATATTATTGCGTTTTAAAAATCTGATAAACTTCCCTATCCACTTAGTTATTTTCTTTGTTACAAAATTATCCCCACGCCTTGGACCCTCATGATTAAAAAGTATACCCGTACTTGCGTGTAATCCATAAGCCTCTCTATACATTCTAACAGCATAGTGTGCGGCGCATTTTGCTATGGCGTATGGTGATTGTGGTAAGAATTTAGTATTTTCATCTTGATATTTTCTTCCATCCATTTTAGTACTGTACGATGCACCAAACATCTCACTTGAAGAAGCTTGATAGAATCTTACATTATACATTTGTAAATCTACAATAGTTTGCAGTAGGTTAATACATCCTTTTCCCGTTATGTCCCATGTCAATCCAGGTTGTTTAAATGATGTGCCGACATGTGACTGTGCCGCCAAATTATAGATTTCATCTACATCGGCGTTATCTTTAAGAATGCAAAAAAGACTAGACATGTCGGTAACATCTCCCTCAACCAATTTGAAATTAGGATTCATTAATATATGTTTAATTCTCTGTGAGTTGTCGCTACTAGTTCTCCTAGAAACTCCAAGAACTTCATATCCCTTTTCAAGCAATAAATCTGCTAAATGGCTTCCATCTTGACCAGTAATTCCTGTTATAATGGCTTTCAT